CTAAAGGATCAATCATCACTACGCTTGTTTCCTCAATCAATTCCAGGTACTGATCTGGTGCCGGTATGGGTGTAGCGTCCCTGAGTGCCGTCATCAGTCGTCGAAGTAGCCTGTCCTGGGCGAGCGCGAGCGTGGAATCTCTGCAGGATCCCGTGATCAGGAGCTCATCAAAGTCCAGGAACCGAACCGTTACGTGATTCTCCGTCTGCAGGAGAATGGCGGGGTAGGGGATCAGGTGATTGATTACGACCTGTCGACCCTTGCTCTTTCCGCCCTCAAGTTTCTTGACCAGGCGCTGTGCCTTCAAGTGCGTGTAGCGCTTAAGCATGCTGAGCGACTTGTGGCCACTGATGGCTGCAACTTCCATCATGTCCAGCGTGCCCAGTTCAAACAGCCTGCTGATGGCTTCATGGCGTAAGTCATGGAAATGGAGGTCCACGATCGCCAGGCGCTGCAGCATCACGCGCCAGGTCGATTTGAGGCCCTGCGATCCATACTTGAAGACCTGCCCGGTGTTTTCGACACCCATCCTGATGATGGCATCACGCGCCTTCAACGAGAGCGGCACGTCGCGACGCGTGCCGTTTTTGGTGTCTGGCAGATGCGCCACTCGCGCCTTGAGGTTGATGTTCTCCCAGCGCAGGCCGAGGATCTCGCCCTGGCGCATTGCTGTCTCAAGCGCAACGACGATGATCGAATAGAGAGATTCGTTACCGTGGTTGTGGGCATATCGCAAAATCAGGCGCTCTTCGCGCGCAGTGAGTCTTCGCTCGCGCCCAGGGGGACTTTTTGGCTTCCGAACTTTCAGGACAGGGTTGTCGTCACAAATCCCCCATTCAATACGACCGAGCTCGAACAGATTCGATAGCAACGACATTTCAAGCCTGACTGTCGCGGGAGACAGAAGCTTGCCGGTTTTCTGGTTTTTCTGGAGGAGGCGCTCATCACGATAGGTCGCGATGTCTACTGAGGTGACAGCCCGGGCGGTCATTGGGCCTAAGAACGATCTGGACAACTGCTCGACGCGATAACACTCTTGAACGTAGCCTTTTTTGAGGATCGAAACCCTTGTCTTGTAGTGATCAAGGGCCTGGGCCATGGTCATTTCGGTCATTTTGAGATTCGTCCAGATCTTGCGCTCTAACGGCCAACTCGACCAACGAGATGCCAAGTACTTCGCAGAGGGAAATTAGCGTGTCGATCGTTGGGGAACGCCGGCCGAGTTCCAGGACGGAAATGTAGGTGCGATCCAAGCCGGCCTCGAACGCGAGAGTTTCCTGCGTGAGGCACCTTTTTTTCCTGAACTCACGAAGAGCCTTTCCGAAGGCCTGGTTGTGCGTGCGGATGATTTTGCGTTCCCGGCTTGATCATTTGAAGGGCCGGGATTTTCAGCGGTTCCGACTATAGTCGTCTTCCGTTTAAAAGCGGAATTGAGGAGCAACGGCAAATCCTATGCCGACATCGAAGGCTCTATCTCAGGGTTCCCGGAGGGGGCAGCAGGGTATATGAATCAGCTGTTTTTTTCAGTCGTGGCGAAAGGCAAACTGCCATCACAAGTTGCCGGTTGTAGGCACAAGTGCCTATAATCGGTGATCAGACTAGCAGTGGCCGTACCGAACGACAGGCAATGAGCTAAGACTGGAAGGTTTCCTTGAGAGAGGAATGTACGAATGGAGAAGCTGGGTTAGAATAGGCACAAGTGCATTATGAGGTGTTGAATGTCGAACCAAGAAACATTGCGATCCTTGATCGATCGTGCCTCGATAACCCAGGGAGAGGCCGCTGCTCTCATCGCTGAGGAGACAAAGCGTCCCTGCAGCATTCGGAGTATCAGATCGTGGTTAGCGGCAAGCGTCCTCAAGAGCGCCCGACCATGTCCGAAATGGGCACTGGATGCTCTGGAGGCTATCCTCAGGCGACAAAACAAGATCCAGTAGCTCCGACAGCGTGAGCCTGGGGCAACACAACTACGCTCAGTGCTGGGTGCTGCTCAATCAGATCTAGCAGCAGTTCCCGAATTGTGAACATACCGGCGGACGGGTCTTCTCCGACGCGTAACCGGTCAAGGGTCTCCAATACCGGCGCGGGGACAACTGTGTTTTTGGTGGCTCCAGTACCATCACTCCATGCAGATCCCACGGTCAGCGCCCGCTCGATCACTGCCAAGTAGGGGGAGGAATAGGTCAACTCAGTCATGTCTCGTTCCTTTCACTTGCTCGCTATGGTTCAGGCCCATACATACCTCCGCAACCGATATGCTTGAGAACCCTGGTGCACATCTCCAAGGTTGGTACACCGCTAAACCCACCTGGTACGCCATACGGATTGTCCATCCAGGTGATGCCATCAGCTTTGTCGTAACTGAATGAATGCCCGTCCACATCAACACTTTCGCCTGCAGTCAGTTGCTGCAGGAATTCATCAGGGCTCGGCAGGTTGAGTTCACCCCATCGCCCAGCTTCCATGGAAACTAAAGCCTGCGTGCGCCTGGCTTGGCGTTGTTGCTCATTGGCTGCTTCTAATCTTTCTTCCTCCCATCGCGCCTCTTCTTCAGCATTCAGTTGCTCAGCGAGCTCCCGTTCCTGGACGAACGCGGAGAGGTAGTGGTCAGCCAGTTCTGGGGCGTCCACGAGAAGAGGCGGGAGGTGCTCCCCATAGACGGGGTTGCACCGATTTGCCTCTAGCTCAGCAAGACAGGCCACTATTTCAAATGCGCGCAGCCTGGCCGCGGCGACGGTTTTCTCACCCCCGGTGATTGAGCGCCAGACAACCACATCGATCCATTGAAGTCTTGCGGAAAGGCATAGTTCGAAGGACTGGTTCATGCGGGCCAATGCTCCTCGTTTGAATGGTGTGCGTATCTAATCACAATTGCGATAGTATCACCGTGATCAAATTCTATAAGGACTTGCTCGCATGCTCAGGCGACGCAGCTCACCAGATGTAAATGCAGAGCTTCTTAAATGCGCAGTGTTCGACGGCTTCGACTATGGATTGTCGTTTGCTTATGTCGAGGGATTGGGCCGGGTGCTGAGCAGCCTCAAAGCTCGTTGCTTCAGAAAACCCGGGCACCCGCTTCACAACACTTGGCGCATCGCGAAGAATCTTGTTCACGAGGAAACCCAAGAATTTTTTGCGACCCTCAAAGCGGCCGCGGGTGAAGCGTTCGTAGAAACCTACGAAACCTTTACACGCAAGCTCGACGTTTCCCGGGCGAAGCCATTACTGGCGGCGTACACGACCGATATCCAGGTCAGAATCGCAGTGATGGCCGACGGAAAGGTTCTCGCACGGGGTGATTACCACCCTGGATTGATAGCGATCTACCGGCGAATGGGTGGGGTATATCTGGGACCCAGCAAAGCCTGGAAAATCGTCTGCACTGCCGAAGCGTTGCGCAGCAATCTCATTGACGGACTGGGACTCAGCGAAGAGCAGGTGCAGATTCTCGAAGGTCAGCACGAGCTGCTTGAAGATGGCGCCTTGGTGCAGGCTCGCGAATGGGAGAGCATCGCCGTAGGTGGTGAACGTCCGGACCCTACGGGGGAAAGCGAGGATTCTGTAAACGAGGTGTACCTGGCCAGCATTCCCCAGATTACCCCGATCTCTTGGACTCCACAGGCACTTGAGGAGGCTCTCAACCAGTACCAGCTCTATGACTATCAGCGCGCCGGAGTTGCTCACCTGGTGCAGCGCAGCAGCGCTTTGCTGGCTGACGATATGGGCCTCGGCAAAACACGGCAGTCGATCGTTGCTGCACACATCCAGGCGAAGGGGCGGCCGATCCTGATTATTTGCCTGGCCAGCCTCATCATCAACTGGAGCCGCGAGATCCAGGCGGTGTGCCCGGATGCAAAAATTTCGATGCAGGCCGCTGACCCTTCGGCCCAATGGGTGATCATCAATTACGAAAGGCTGGGACAATTTGTCACGACGGCGTCCCTGTACAACGTCATGGTGATCGATGAGGCGCACCGTCTCAAAGAGCCAACGGCGGAATGGACGCGTCACGCGTTCGACATCGCCTCAAAAGTCCCCAATCGATATCTGCTGACCGGGACGCCTGTGCTGAACCGGGAAAGCGAACTGCACACGCTGCTTCGTCTGTCGGGCCATCCGATTGGCCTCATGTCCCTCAAGGCGTTTTGTGAGCAATTCGCTGGAAGTAGCGAGTTCCGTGCGTCGCTTCGGACTCTTCTCTCAGACTGGATGCTTCGCCGTACCAAAGACGTCCTGGTCAATTTGAAGGGTAAGCAACGCCAGACCTTCGCCTCGCAGATGTCGCCGGCAGAACGTCGGCAGTACCAGGAGGTGTTTTACAGCGACAGGTCCCCTCTGGCCCGAATTGGCGTCCTGCGTTCGATGCTGGAGCGCTTTAAGGCCAGGACCATTGTCGATATGGTCAGAGAGCTCGACACCCAGGATAAAGTGATTATCTTTTGCGAGTTCATTGAGACGGTCGAGTGGCTCAACAGCGAGCTGGCCAACGAGGGCATCAATTGTGTGACGTTGACTGGTAAGCACTCAGGCGCCCGGCGGCAGAAGGCCGTCGATCAGTTCCAAGAGGACGAAAATATTCGTGCATTTATTGGCACCACTGCAGCGGCGGGGACAGGTATCAATCTGACAGCTGCTAATTACGTGTTTTTCGCCAGTCTACCTTGGACACCGGCCCTGCAGGATCAAGCGGAAGATCGTGCATACCGCAATGGTCAGCTGCGCTTGGTGATCGTAAAAATCCCGCTTATTGACGACTCCATCGACCAAGGATTGTGGAGCATGCTCGCAGCGAAGCGGGCAGTAGCTCGCGATTTGATTGAGCCTGAAGACGCATCGGAAAAAGCGCAACTGGAGCTGGCTTCGTTACTGTTACAAGCGGCTTAATTTGAACCGCGCTATTGGTGAATAGCGCGGTTTGATGTCCAACTCTAATAACTATTCGTCATCGAAGTTGTAACTGCCTGGTGCGAGGTTTTCGAATCGGGTGTATTTACCGATAAACGCCAATCGCGATGTACCAATCGGGCCGTTTCGCTGTTTTCCGATGATAATCTCAGCGATGCCTTTGTGTTCGGTTTCAGGGTGGTACACCTCGTCGCGGTACACGAACATGATGACGTCGGCATCCTGCTCGATCGCTCCGGACTCTCGCAAGTCGGAGTTTACCGGTCGCTTGTTTGGACGCTGCTCCAGAGAACGGTTGAGCTGTGACAGCGCGACCACTGGGCAATTGAACTCCTTGGCCAGCGCCTTCAGAGAGCGCGAGATCTCCGAGATCTCATTGGTTCGGTTATCGCCTCCAGAGCCTGGAATCTGCATTAGCTGCAGGTAGTCGATCATGATCAGCCCAATGTCACCGTGTTCACGGACCAGGCGCCGGGTGCGGGCGCGCATTTCTGACGGGCTGATGCCGGCGGTATCGTCGATGAACAGTTTGCGATCGTTGAGCAAGTTGACAGCGGCAGTCAGCCGCGGCCAGTCATCGTCTTCCAAGCGGCCAGCACGTACCTTGGTTTGGTCAATGCGGCCCAGGGAAGACAGCATACGCATGATCAATGATTCGCCGGGCATCTCCAACGAGTAAACCAGAACCGCTTTGTCGCTACGCAGGACAGCGTTCTCTACCAGGTTCATCGCAAAGGTGGTTTTGCCCATAGATGGGCGGCCGGCGACGATGATCAGATCTGAGGGCTGAAGGCCGCTGGTCTTCTCGTCGAGGTCGGTGTAGCCGGTGGACAAGCCGGTGATGGCATTGTCAGTGTTGAACAAGGTATCGATACGGTCGATGGCCTTGGTCAACAGGTCGTTCACGCTCACCGCGCCCCCCGTCTTCGGCCGCGCCTCGGCGATCTGGAAGATCTGGCGCTCCGCTTCGTCGAGAATCTCATTGGCAGTGCGACCTTCAGGATTGAAGGCGCTGTCGGCGATCTCGGTGCTGATGCCGATCAACTGGCGCAGAGTGGCTCGTTCACGGACGATCTGGGCGTAGGCCTTGATGTTGGCCACCGACGGTGTATTTTTCGCCAGCTCGCCCAGGTACGCCAAACCACCGACTTGGGTTGTTTGGCCCTCTTTATCCAACTGTTCTGCCAGTGTCACGACGTCGATCGGTGAGTTCTGGTCAGCGAGCCGGGCGATCGCACGGAAGATGAGGCGGTGGTCGTGTCGGTAGAAATCGCCATCGGATACCTGATCAAGTACACGCTCCCACGCGTTATTGTCCAGCATCAGTCCTCCCAACACCGCCTGCTCTGCTTCAATCGAGTGCGGTGGCACCTTCAGGGAAGCGGTTTGCAGGTCGTACTGTTCGGGAGCGGCGAAATCGTTCATGTCTTCTTCCTCGGCCGGAATGGGCCTTTGGCATAGTTTTTAGTCTGCGGGTCGTATTTACGAAATTTTTCGATGTGCACCAGCTCCGATGCGATGGCTCTCCCAACCCGCGGATCTTTGGGTTTGGGGACGTTGCCAAGCTCCGAATCGGAGAAAGCATGTGCACCTGGTACGAGGTTTTCAAAGCGGGTCAATCGGTCGACAAAAGCAAGTCTTGAAAAGCCGGTTTCACCCTCTCGCTGTTTGCCAATGATGATCTCTGCAGTTCCTTTGAAGCGGGAATCGGGGTAATAGATTTCGTCGCGATAGACAAACATGATCACGTCCGCGTCCTGCTCGATCGCGCCGGACTCGCGGAGATCCGAATTCAATGGCCGTTTGTTTGGGCGCTGCTCAACGGTTCGATTGAGCTGTGACAATGCGATCACTGGGCAATTGAATTCCTTGGCCAAGGCCTTCAGAGAGCGCGAAATTTCGGAGATTTCGTTGGTCCGATTCTTGCCGCTGGCCCCCGGGATCTGCATTAACTGCAGGTAGTCGACCATGATCAAGGCAAGCGGCCCGTGCTGCCGAACTACTCGGCGAGTCCTCGATCGCATCTCCGACGGACTGATGCCGGCGGTGTCATCGATGAACAGCTTGCGGTCGGTAAGGCGTCTGACGGCGTTAGTCAGCTTTGGCCAGTCCTCATTCAACAGGCGTCCTGAGCGGATCTTGCTGTGGTCGATACTCCCAAGAGACGACAGCATTCTCATGATGAGCGACTCGCCTGGCATCTCAAGTGAGTAGACCAGCACCGCCTTCTCGCTATGCAGGACGGCGTTCTCGACCATGTTCATGGCGAACGTTGTTTTACCCATCGACGGCCGTCCTGCGACGATGATCAGGTCTGCCGGGCGCAGTCCATCCAGTTTCTGGTCTAGATCGGCATAACCAGTTGATAGTCCGGTCACCAGATCGCCGGACTTTGACCGCGCACCGATTTTTTCGGTGGCCTTGGTTAACAGCGTGCTGATGCCAACTGGGCCACCGGCCTTCGGCCGAGCGGAGGAGAGGATCAGTATTTGGCGTTCCGCGTCCTCGATCAGATCCTCTGCCGACATTCCGGCAGGGCTTTGTGCCTGGTCATTGATACTGATGCAGGTGGAGATGATCTTTCTCAACTGAGAGCGTTCGCGAACCACCCGGGCGTACGCTTCAATGTTCGCAGTCGACGGCGTATTTTTCGCGAGCTCGCTTACATAGCCCTGGGTGAACCCCACGAGTTCGCTTTCTCCTGAGAGATTCAACACTTCCTGCAGCGTCACGGCGTCAAACGGTTTCTGGCGCTCGGCCAGTTCAAGAATGGCTCGGAAGATCGAGCGGTGTTCTTGCAGGAAAAAATCATCGGGGGAGAGCAGGTACTGGAGTGAATCCAGGGTGGCGTTGTCCAGCATCAAACCACCGAGCACGCCCTGCTCAGCCTCTACCGAATGGGGAGGGACGCGAGGCGCTGCAGTTCCTGCAGCACCTTCTTCCGCGGCGGCGATCGTACTCAAAGCGTTAGTAATCCGCAGCGAAGCGGGCTTCTTGGAAGCGCGATGTCCGACCAGTCGTGCTGCGTCGTTTTTGTAGAGATCAAATACACCTGCAGTTCTCCAATAAATTACTGATCCAAGGCTAGGCACATGTGCCTATCTAGTCAAGCATTTTTGCTACCCATCCCTCAGTCCCTCCCTGCCATCCAAATCCGTCGCTGAATCGGCCAGCGTCCACTGGCCGATCGGAGCGTCGCTCAGGTTAACGAGCGCTCTCGGATCTGCAAGGCGTCGAGGCTGTCTGTCCGCGCGTTTCGCACACTTCAACCCTAGCTACTGCTGAGCGAGAGGCGCCCTACTCTGGCTTAATGCTGATCGCTGATAACTAAGGTTATCAGCGATAAACGACATTCTATCATTGCATATGTAACAGGTATCCTCATTGCATATGTTCGCGAGCTGCAGATAAACCTCAGTAAATGCCGTTGCATACTGCAATTCATCGTGAGTGAGCCAAGGTGGGTGTGTTGCAGTTGTCGTTATCGACGATCGTCAACACTGCGCGAGCGGCACACGGCGAGCGCTTCAGGGGGGGGGATCTGCGAGACGCCCAACGCGAGGTGGCGGCAGCGGTTCGCAAGCCGGCATCCGCCAGGCAAAATTTCCTTGGAGCAGCCTTGCGTGACGATTGACGGCGCATAAGGCCTGTTGCTTAATGTTGTTCTATTGAATCTACATTAGGATGTGATACATGGAGCGATTTAAGGACCGGCTTTCTCGCCTGGAAAAATGCGCAGCGGCCGTTGCAAACAGCAAGGAGACTGACGCGGCAAAAACCGAAGTTGCCGGTCAGGTGGCGGTGTATGCCGCAATCCTTCTGGATCTGGGCGCTACGCCACGGTCAAACGAGAGCGAGGTTCTGGGACCTATCGACCAGTTTTGCGTGCTGGTGGAAAGGACGTTTCCGCAAGCCATAGGAGTCGCGCAATGAGCATTCCAGCAGCACCTGGTGAAAGTCTGTTTCAACAACTATCGCGCAACATCTACACCAAGTGTACGGACGCGCTGCGGCGCATCGGGGCCAACGAACTCTTCGGTCTTGCCTCATTCGTTCCTGCTGCAATGACAATGATTGGAGCGGCATCTGGCGCCTCGTACGGCGCCGATATGGCGCATCAAGGCCATGCGGTCTACCAGGCATATCTTGACGCAACCAGGGTCGATAGCTTGGGTGAGGGTGTTGCCAGAGCGCTTACCGGTGGATTCGAAAGCACCGGTGTCGCGGCATTTTGGGCTGGGAGTGCGGGCATGATCGCATTCCCTTCGCTTGCGATGGCTGCCAAAGCCGTCGTTCATGCTTTTGACCTCGGAAAGCCCAAGCCGGATCGCGACGTCAACATACAGATTGAGCACGAACATTCTGGGCCATCGATGTAGCGCCGTATTTGGCACCGATATCAGAAGACTGCTGGTCCGTAGTGATGCGCCCATAACCAGATGAGCGCATCACCTCCCCCGCTCCTCCCTCCATCGTCCCTCCCTGTCCGACTCTCGGCCTGCCCTCCAGCACCTCACTTAAAGGTTCTTGCTCGAAGCGAAATCTTGTGTTGACAGAAAAAATATCAAGTTATAGTTTGGCGATTACAAAAGCACGTCGCGAGGCTATTATGCGCTCTCCTAAAATGTCTACTCCAAGCTCGCCCGCTGAGCATCGCAGCAATCTCGTCAAGCTCTTGCGGGCTAATGCGGGGCGACACAACCTTTGGGACGTGTTCGGCGACTTCATTGAGATGTCCGCTCTGGCCATTGCCAACAAAGTGGACCTTGCCCAATTTGAGGAGCGCGAAAAGCGCTATCTATCGATCGTCCGGCGCTATGAGCCACACGAAGTGGCACGCTTTCCTCAGATGTATGCAGAACTTGTGAATGCTCTGGAGTACGGGCCTGACGACGTTTTGGGGAAAGTGTTCAGCGAATTGGAGCTGCACAACGCTTCCCGCGGCCAGTTTTTCACCCCCTATTCCTTGTGCACGCTCATGGCCAACATGCAGGTCCAGGACGGGAGCGGTTTTCGAGAGAAAATCGAACAACGCGGATTTGTTAGTGTGAGCGAACCTGCCTGTGGTGCCGGTGCGATGGTTATTGCAACCGCCGAAGCCATGCTCGGCGCCGGCATCAACTATCAGCAACATCTGCACGTCATCGCCCAAGACATCGACTCCAGGGCAGTACATATGGCTTTCATTCAGCTGAGCCTTCTCCACATCCCTGCGGTCGTGATTCTCGGCAACACCCTGATGATGGAGGAGCGGGAGCACTGGTACACGCCGGCGCACGTCTTAGGCGGGTGGCAGCGTAAGTTGGACCGCGGATACGCCTTGGGCAGCAGCATCGATCCTCATCGCGACAACGAACGAGATCAAATGACCTCTGCAGAACCTTATCAGGAAGAGACTCTGCCGCGGGAGCTCGTCGCATGAATGACCATCATGACTCATCAGCTCAGCGAGCTCTGGCTCGACTATGCGACTTTTGCTCGAAGCAGCGCTTGAACATGGCGCTTGAAAAAAGGGCGCAGGCGGATCTCGAAACAGCCTTGGACGAGGCTGGCTTCGAGTTCAAGCGGGAGCAGGAACTTTCGAAACGTGACATTCCAGACTTTGTGGTGACTATCGACGGTCACGCCATTGTTCTGGAGCTAAAGACCCGCGCACAGCGCAAGGCAATTTATAGGCAGCTGGAGCGTTACGCCGAGCATGAATCGGTTGATGGTTTGCTGCTAATGACGGGCACGGCCATGGGACTTCCATCTCACATTAACAACAAGCCTTCACGGGTGGTATCAATGGGCGGGGGCTGGTTATGAGCACTCGATACGGGCAATTGAGCCTGGAAAACGGCACCCAGTGGGTAATGCGCAATATCGCGCCTCACATCGCGATCCGACTCAAGCAGATATTCCCGCGGGTGCCGAAGTGGCAGACCGACGAGTACGTCTTTCCAAACGACCTTGCGCACTGCGCTGACATCGCCTGGTTCACCTCTCGCTATCCCCTGGCCATCACTCCGACCGACGCGCAGGCCCTTGATTGGGGTCGTCAAAGCTTCGAGCGCGAACAGTCGCGGATGGAAGAAATTCTTCGTCCGGAGTACACCCCGCTGGCCGCCATCGGCCTGAAACCAGGCTGTGTCATTCGTCACTATCAAAGCCAGGCTGTTGACCTGACACTGGCGCGGCGATCGTTGCTTTTGGGCGATGATGTCGGTTTGGGCAAGACCTACACCGCCGCTGCTTTGATCCTGCACATGCAAACACGGCCGGCGGCCATTGTTGTGCAAACCCATCTGCAGCAGCAGTGGTTTGAAAAGCTTAGCGAATTCACGGACCTGAAGCTTCACTGCATCAAGGGCACCCGGCCTTACGAGTTGCCGCCGGCTGATGCGTACATCTTCAAATACAGCCAACTGCTTGGCTGGATCGATACTTTTAGCGATGGCTTTTTCAAGGCAGCAATCTTTGACGAAGTTCAGGAACTGCGCACCGGCACCGACAGCGGTAAGGGGAAAGCAGCCCAGGCGTTGGCCAGCAAAGCAGATTACCGTCTGGGCTTGAGTGCGACGCCCATTTATAACTACGGCATCGAGATTTGGAACATTGTCGAAGTCATCGAACCAGGGCTCTTGGGCAGTCACGGGGACTTCCTCAGGGAATGGACCGATGGCGACAAAAAAGTCACCGATCCTCAGGCTCTAGGAACCTTTCTGCGGGAGCAGATGGTGTTCCTGCGCAGGACTAAACGTGACGTTGGGCAGCAGATGCCGCCGCTGAACGTCATTGTTGAGGAGGTGGGTTCAGATGACGAAACACTCCGCTCTGTAGAACTGCTCGCTAGACAGCTGGCTATCCGAACCACCGAAGGGACGTTCATGGAGCGCGGTCGCGCCGGGCGCGAGTTGGATCTGTTGATGCGTCGTATCACCGGCGTGGCCAAGGCACGCTTTGTTGCCCAGTACGCACGCCTTCTGCTTGAAGCCGACATTCCGATCATATTGATGGGCTGGCACCGGGATGTGTATGACATCTGGCTAAAGGAGTTGGCGGACTACAATCCTGCGATGTACACCGGGTCAGAAGGCGACAAGCAGAAGATTGATTCAAAAGAAGCGTTTATTTCCGGGAAGACGAATCTTTTCATCATGAGCCTGCGCTCTGGTGCGGGACTGGATGGCCTACAGCACCGCTGTTCTACCGTCATTTTCGGTGAGCTCGATTGGTCTCCGAAGATCCATGAACAGGTCATCGGCCGCCTTGAACGCGAGGGTCAGGAGGAACAAGTTACAGCGATCTACCTGAACAGCGACGATGGCAGCGATCCACCGATGGTCGAACTACTCGGACTCAAAGCATCGCAGGCCCTTGGCATCATCGATCCGAATGCCCCGCTCACGCAGCGGCACTCCGATAAATCGCGGATCCAGGCACTGGCTGCGCAGTTCCTGAAACGAAAGGCTGCGGCTTAGTGGCGCTCAATTCAATTTTTGCAATCCAAGGGCAAGCCAATGACTGATCGACTGAGCGCACTGATTGCCCTGGGGTGGCTACCAGGAGTTGGGGCTGCAACGCTTCGAAAAGCTGCAGTCCATGATGAGCTTGAGCACATGTCCACGGAGGACCTCGGCGCTATTGACTCTCGTATCTCAAGGGCGCTTGCGGAAGCAGGTGCCTGGGATGCCGCGCTGCGAGCCGCCGACGCCGATCGCGAGCAGGCTCTGAAAGCTGGGGTGCACCTCTTCATCCATGGCGACCCTGGCTTCCCGAGGATTTTGGCGCGGGCGTCAGAGGTGCCATTCTTCCTGTATGTCAAAGGGACACTGCAGGAGCAGAACACCTTGGCAGTGGTTGGGACCCGGGCGCCGACGCCCCGCGGAGCAGTTGTGGCCACCAAGATCGCGACGCACTTCGCAGCCTCAGGCGTTTCGATCGTCGGGGGGTTGGCGTTTGGCATCGACGCGGCCGCGCACGTCGCTGCACTCGACGCCGGCGGCCACACGGTAGCGGTGCTGGGCCACGGCTTACAAACCATCTACCCCAGAGAACACGCCGCACTAGCTGGACGCATTCTCGACCAGGGCGGAGCTCTGGTAAGCGAGTACCCTTTTGGAACACCGCTTGTTCCGGCCCGCCTGATCGAGAGAGATCGCATCCAGGCCGGCCTGAGTCAGGCTGTGATCATGGTTCAGAGTAAATCCGATGGTGGCAGCATGCATGCCGCCAAGGCGGCGTTGCGTTACGGTCGCCGGCTGTATGTACCAGCACCTCTTGACGCCGATCTGGCCGGCGACAATCCCGCCATCGAAGTTCCTCGAATGCTTACCCAGGCTTCTGCAGAGGAGATCTGCGCACTTTTTCGTTGTGACGAAGAAAAGTTGGCCGAGATTCAGATGATATCTGGACGGGATGATTATCTGGGGGTGACTCAGTACCTGCAGGGCAGTGCTCTTTCGACAGCAACCCCTATTCTGCAAACGCAACTGCAGGAGACAGCCTTCATGCCCGACAGTCACGCCTCCGCGCCTGATCCCGTGTGGATTAACCCTGGTCCTACTAAAGCTCTGCAAACGGAGTCACAGTCACCAGAGCTGGAGATAAAAATTTCTCTACTCCAGGAACAATCGCAGCAACCTCAGGACCTGGATGCGCTTGCTGAAATTCACTGCTTCCACGATGAAATCACCGGGCTGGAAAAAGTCCTGGATGAGATGCGCCGTGGAAACAGAGCATATAGCCTGGCTCGCAAGCACATTGTTCAGTACTACGGGTTTGACGGTACGACCCATGAGCAGGACATGCTTCAGGTAATCCTTGATGGCATGGACGCTAGCCCGGTCTACCGGCGTACGATCAACGAGGAGGCAACCAGCGATCTTGACTTTGCACTGCTGGCTGCAGCGGTGGTGCGCGATCGGGCGATCGTTGCAAAAGAGATGGGGCAAGATGCGGACATGCATCTCTCTGACGCAGAACCGGCGCCGGAATACGAGTTCCAATTCTAACCGTCTGAGGTTTCTGACCAGGCCCCGTCGCCTTACGGAGCTGATCGCGCGACGAACTGCGCCCTTGCACGAATAGGCACATGTGCCTATTATGCTGAACATCACCAAGGAGCCTCCTATGAATCACCCCATTCAGCCCCTGGAAGCGGATGAGCAACATTCGTTTCGTTTCAAGCAAAACAAAATCGTTACGCACCTGCTGGACAACGGCGGCATCGACATGAACGCTCTTGCGATGCTCGATTTTAGCGTGGAAGATCGCGAGCAATTTGCGCAGCTCATTGGTTACAGCCTGGCTGGTTTTGGTGAGCTGAGCTACGTGCGCGCCGACACCTATGCAGTCGCGGCAACCATGGCAGGCACCGGCCAAACGGAGGTCGAAAGCCGTATCGCCTATCTTGAGGCGGAATTGAAAGCACTAAGAGCTGCCCTGCTTGAACCCGTTTCAAGGCTGTACGGTATTCACCCCGATGACCTCACATCTTCGATCTGATGTACACCTCCTCGCCGCCTGTAAGGGCCGCACTGTGAATCGCCTACAGGGATAAAGTTTGGAGCATCCTCAATGATTAAGCCTTACAGCCAGCAGACTTACGCCGCGGTGATGGATCTCCTGCGTGCTGGCCAGACCCCATCATGGAGGCGAGTGCGCGAGATTACCGGCACAGGATCAAGCAACGACCTACTGCGTGAAATTCGGCAGATCGTGATAGAGGTCGCCGAACGTGCGTCCGCCGGCGACTACCCCAAACAGGCTCAGGACGCTTTCTGGTCGCTTTGGATGGAACTTAAAGGCATCGCGTCCCGTGAGCTGGATACGATGCGCGAGCAATTGTTGGAACAGAACCGTCTGGCACAGCATGCCGCAACGGACGCGCAGATAGATGCCGCCCAGGCGAAGCAACAACTTGCGGAGCGTGAGCGCCAGGTTCAATTGCTGGAAAATCAGCTTAGCCTGGCTGGAGCGCGTGAGCAGAAACTGAGTGACAATATCGAAGAACTCAACGGCCGGATCGTCCAAGAACAGGAAAAATTGGCCGTTTTGCATCAGGCTCATCAATCAGCGATCGAGGCGAAGGATCAGGATATCCGCACCTGGCAAGGCAAACTGGAAACTGAAACGCAACTCCGTCACCAGGTGCTGGCCGAGACAGTTTCAGAGCATCAGGCCAAAGTGTCGCGCCTTGAGCAGGAAATCAAAAACGAGCTGGACCGCTATGACAAGGACACCGCGAAGCTGATGCGTCAACTGGATGCGGATAGAACCGAGCATCGCAAAGAGCAGCTGGTCGTCAATGGCGAGCTCAAGCTCGTCCGCGAGCAGTTGGCAGATTCACGACAGCAGAGCGCTGCTGTTGCCGGCGAGAACTCCGCACTGCTCCGACAAATCGGCGACCTGACAAGCCAGAGGCAAGCGCTTGAACAGCGCAATCAGGCGCTCCAGGATGAAACCCGGGCATTGTCCAGCCAGGTTGCTGAGCTCTCTGGAACGTTGAGGTCCTTGGAAAAATTGAACTTAGATGCCGATCGCAAAACGGAGTGAGCATCTAATCAAATGCGCTTCCATTCGGTCGCCGCGGACTTAATGGCGATTCATCGGTGGCTGACCCTGAATACGCAAGCAAGCCGTAATCCCGAAGTGGAGAGATTGGGTAGCCGTTAGACTGGACAAAACATGTGCACCTGGTAATGCGCATCAACGATGCCGTGCTGGGTTTGCAACCCTGTCAGGTCATCCACCAG